CTTTACGCTACCTTGAGGGGATCATTGGACTTTTAATAAGATCGTATCAGCATTAATACGTCCATTAAGTTTTATTTCTGTGGCTTTGATATTATCTAAGAACTTGCGTAGTTCTACTTTACTGCTTGCTAAGAATGCTTTAATCTGCTCGTCTGGCTTACGCAGGGTTTTCTGTGTACTCTTGTTAACATCAAAACCAGTGATAGTAGTGCCTTTGACTCCTAACACACCGCCCATAGCTTCTGCTGCATAACGTCCGATCTTGCGATTCTTGACATTATATACCCAAAGCACTTCTGCACCTACTATGTCTACTGGATTAATGCTGACAATCTTAAGTGTTGTGTCTTGTTTGAGATATTTTAAATTCTTAACTAGTTTTTCTTTTTGTGGTGGTTTGCGGACTGCAGCTTTTTTAGTAGCCTTCTTAGTTTGGTTGTAAGCAACCAAGTCCTGAAATAGCTTGTCATAAAACGCTTCACAGCGTTTAAAGTCTGCCGCCTTGTAGTGGCTGTAGCCTTCTTTTAATTGTTCATCTTCGCCCCTACGTGCCGCTTTTAATTCATTATAGCGTGGGTCAAATACTGCCTGTATCTTTGATATCAATGCCTGCGGCACCGTGTTCTTGACCAAGTATTCATAGGCCTTGGGATCTACTGCTTCACCTGCGAACACGGCATCTTCTAGGATTTCAAAATAAAGGATGTGTTTTTTAGCCACTTCATTCAAGCGATCTTGGATGGTAGGAACCCGTACTTCTGGTTTCTTTAGATCTCTTGTTTCTTCTTCATTATCATCTGCTTTAAGCAACAACACACGTTTAACAGCGTCAAGGATATACTCCACATGCCGATCACGCAAAGGCATGCCTTGATCATGTGCTTTGATCAGTGCGCAGACTGTAAAAGGTGTAAGATGATCAGCTGAGCGTGCATAGAGATCAATGGTAGCTTTATCTAATTTATGGAGTCCGTTGTCTCCTTCGTGTTGGCGTAACCAAGCTACTACATATTTTTTAAGATCTTTTGGGCCATAGTAATAATTGTAATATGCAAAACTTTTACGTAGATGATGGTCGAATTCTTCATTTGAAAAAATTAAGGAGCGATCATAGTCCCACTTGGGTTCTGAACCTGTGTATTTTTCATCGCTGAAGTTAATGTTTTTAACTTTGGCTTTCTTTTTTACGCCATCTAACTTAATTGCCATCTATATTCCTTTATAAATTAAATCAAAAATTTTATTCGCCCATTTGTCAGCATCTTGTTCTATAACACGAAAATTATATATATTAGGTTTTTCAAATATTGCATTTGTATCAGCATATCTGCTTTCTTTAATAGTGTCTACCCATATAGTAAAATTAGCTTCAAAATTTTGACGCATTTCTTGTATTGGAGCAACAAAGTCTGCAATTACATACTTACATGTACTATTATCTGCCAATTCACGCATGCGGTTACTCTGACGAATTCGACCTTCTTTAGAAAAATCCCAATCATCAAATTGAGATCTTATCAAATCCGCATTCAGGTGTAAAACCGTTTCTCCTATATTATTTAATAAGGCAACCAGATGTAGTGCTAGTGTTGTTTTTCCTGAGCCCGGTAAACCCATAATTAGTATTTTTTGTGGCATAAACAATTATAAATTACTAATCCTAGTGTGTCAACTATTTAATAAAACAGCAAATGTTAACAGTTGTTCATACATGTTAATTTCTTCATTTATTTTTGTCAATAGTTCTTGATGTTTTTTTGTTTGCTTACCCAATCTACGACAGTTTATTTCCTCTTCGCTTAACGCCTTAACCAAATTACCAATGTTATTACTTATTAATAACATGTCGGAACTGTAACGTTTGAGTTTTTTAGCTGGTTGTTCTAACGCGATCTGCACTTTTGTCCAATCCAAACTTTGATTTATTGTGACCATGTTATTATTATAACATCATTTGGACAGCATGTCAACAACGATAAATACTAGATAATTAGGATTATATAATGCCACGTTTAAGTTTATGGCGCCCAGAAAAGGGTAACGATTACAAGTTTTTTGATCGCAGCATGAGTGAAATGTTTACTGTTGGTGGGGTAGACGTAAACATTCATAAATATCTTGGTGCAGAAGACGATAGCATATCATTAACTACAAATGCTAGCCAAGGTGCTTCCGGAACTGTTTTGTCGTTTGGTAATACCAGTGCAATACAATTAGGTTATTACGTTGCTGGCACAGAAATTGTAAAAAATACAACAGTTGTTGCTAAAACTGCAACCACTATAACTTTAAGTCTAGCAACTACTGCCGCTGTAGCTTCAAATTCTACTATCAAATTTTATAAAAAAGCCACAGCACCTGGATATGTCTCTGGTGGTGTAACAACTATTCAAGATTTGTTGTTTTTAGAAAATCGTGATCGTATATATGATACAAGCATATACACTATGCGTGCTATCTATCGTATGAATGATAATGATTTTGATTTAAGTCAATTTGGTTTATTTCTCACCGGCGATACTATATTCATGGTTTTCCATTTAAATGACATGGTAGAAACACTTGGTCGTAAGATCATGGTTGGCGATGTAATGGAACTACCTCATCTCAAAGATTATTATCCATTGGATGATGGACTAACAGCAGCACTTAAAAGATATTATGTAGTACAAGATGCCACACGGGCTGCAGAGGGATTTGCACCTACTTGGTGGCCGCACTTATGGCGTGTGAAAGTAGCGCCGTTGGTAGACAGTCAAGAATACAAAGGTATAATTAATAGTATCGCCGCAGGTGATACCAATGGTGACGGTATAATTGATGGAAATGATAAATCACTTGGTGAGGTAATTGGTACACTAAACAAATATCTTGAAATAAATGATGCTATCATAGAACAAGCAGAAATCGATGTACCTGCTAGTGGATATGATACTAGTAGCATTTATCATCAGGCACTACTTGAAAACGGATACCCTGCTGATCCTGGAGCATTAGATACTAGCACAGTAACAGAAGATGCTAGCGATACAAATAATGATACTAGTGCGCATACGTTAACCAGCGAACAAAAAGTTCAAGGTTATTTAACAGGAGATGGAATACCACCAAGTGGTCGTGTTGCAGCAGGAATAAGTTTTCCTGCATCCTCTGGAATCGGAGATTATTTCTTGCGTTTAGATTATCTACCTAATAGATTGTTTAGATTTGATGGTAGTCGTTGGGTAAAAATTGAGGACTCTGTTCGCACTAATCTTACCCCAGGAGCAAGTAATAAAACACAACGAAGTAGTTTTGTTAACAACGACAATAAGAGATATAATGATGCACTAGGATGGGACGCTATAAAAATTTCAAGTCCGTACACACCTGCTGCAAATGCTAAAACAATTTCATTCACATTAAGCACAAAATCAGTGATTACTAAAATACCTTATGTAAGCACTTATGGTGTAAACACCTTATACAATGGAGTAACGATAACAAATACAATTAGTAACAGTAGTGGTAATGTTGGGTTCACTGTTTCAGCCAATATTGCTATTAATAATCTATTAGAATATACAGTATATGCTAATGTTAATGTAGAACGACAAAGCCTGAGCCAGGCTTTAAGACCAACGGCGGATAATTAATGACAGCTTCTCAACAATTTTTTTATGATGCACAAATTGAACGTTTTTTAATTCAATTTATTCGCATGGTTTCGGGTTTTCAAGTTGAAATGAACATAGATAAAACCACTGGGTTACGAACTTTGCAAAGAGTTCCTGTTTATTGGGGAGACGGTAGTCGCCAAGTGGCTGCTATAATACAAAACAACAGTGGCGGTAGCATGTTGGCTACGGTTCCTGCAATGACTGTTTATATTAATAATATTACCTATGATCGAGATCGAGTTCAAGAACCATCATTCGTTGGTAAAATGAATATAAGACAAAAATATTTTAATGAAACAACTGGAGAATATGAAGACAGACAAGGTAATGCATTTAGCATAGAAAGGCTGATGCCCGTTCCATATACGCTTGATCTAAAATTAGACATTTGGACCAGCAATACCAAACAAAAATTGCAATTATTAGAACAATTGATAGTGTTGTTCAATCCAGCACTAGAAATACAGTCTACAGATAATTACATCGATTGGACTAGTTTAAGTGTTGTTTATTTAGAATCTCCAAATTGGTCAAGTCGAAGTGTGCCAATTGGTACAGACAATCCTATTGATGTAGCTACCTTAACATTTAAATTACCTGTGTTTATCAGTCCTCCAGCCAAAATTAAAAAACTTGGTGTTATCCAAAAAATTATTGCAAGCGTGCATGATGCACAGGGAGATCTTAGCACAGCAGTTTATAGTGAAGAAAATATTTTAGGTCAACGCATATACTACACTCCTTTGGATTACGGTGTGTTACTTATCGGTAATACTTTAACATTATTAAAAATACAAGATGTTGAGGACCCGAGAGATCCACCAATGTTAGGTGAAAGAGTTGATGCTGGTAAATTTATAATTGGTAAAAGTTATAGCATTGAAATAGTTGGCACTACTGATTTTACATTAATTGGCGCATCTTCAAATACTGTTGGGGTAAGATTTACTGCAACAGGTCCAGGATTAGGTACAGGTACAGGTAAAGCTGTAATTATTCCTAATAAAATTGGCACTCCTGATAAATGGCGTAGTTTAATAAGTGTATATGGAGTATTAGAAGAAGGCATAAGTCAAATCAGACTTGCCCAGGAAGATGAAATAAGCGAAGTTGTTGGAACTGTAGCTTACAATCCTACCGATGATACACAATTAATTTTTAATGCCGACATAGACACTTATCCAACAAATACATTAACAGCTATTGATGCTATCATTGATCCACGTAAAGTTATTGTTAATACAAGCATAACAAATCCTGCTGTAGGAACTAGATATCTTATTTTACATGATATCGGAAGTTTTGACAATCTCGGAGGCGATGGTGCACTGGCTTGGACTGGTAGTAACGGAACTCAATTAGTAGCCCATGCCAACGATATCATCCAATATAATGGTACCAATTGGGTTGTTTCATTTGACAGCCAAACAGATTCAAGTATACAATATGTAAGCAACTTAAACACAGGAACTCAATATAAATGGAATCTCAATCAATGGGTCAAGAGTTGGGAAGGCGAATACAAAAACGGAGAATGGACTCTGGTATTATAGAAAGTGCGGGTGCTTTCATTTATTGTATCAATACACGTAGATATCTTTTTTTGTTAAGAAACAATTCTAAATATTCGGGTGCTTGGGGAGTTGTTGGTGGTAAAATTGAACCTAACGAACTTGCTATGTCAAGCTTATTAAGAGAAATACAAGAAGAATTAGGTGGATCAATTGAAGATCCTAAAATTATTCCTATTGAAAAATTTACCAGCGATAATGGAAATTTTACATACCATACATATTTAATGCCAGTAACTCATGAGTTTATTCCTGTATTAAATAACGAACATCGTGGGTATTGCTGGGTCCGTTTAGAGGATCATCCTAAACCATTACATCCCGGAGTTTGGCGTACGATTAATTTTGAGGCTGTTGCTAGTAAAATTAAAACGCTGGAAAGTATTTTATAAGTCTGCTTCTAATACCATGTCTCTATGGCTGATTTGACGGAAATTAGTGCAATATTTCCAAGAATCGTGTGTTTTATATCTACCGTTTGATGTAACTAATACAAAATCTACATCATCATAGACTTGAAACAATTGTCTATAACTTTCTTCCCAATTATTACCTAGCATGTCAGAATTTTTACCTGCATACCCATGTGTACCTGCATAGACATTGCTGTTATAATTAGCTTCGTGTTGTCCTTCACATCCAACTAGATAGATTTTTTTATGCCCATCAAAGCAGGCTATATACGCAGCAGTTGCCCCAGCATCAGCATATGGATCACGCGGGATTAGGTAAAATTTCCTAGGAAATTCTAAACTGATATCAACACGAGTATAAACGATATTATTTGTAGGATAACTAGTTTTTGATATTTCATCAGCAAGGATTCTACTAGTGACTACTAAGAAATCTGGATTATATTCTCTGTAAAAAGCATTGCAAGCATAACTCTGTAGAGTGTCTGCACCTAATAATCCGCTTTTCTTATTAAGAAGATGATTAACATTAAACCCTAGTCGACCTTCGCCGTTGCCAAATACCACAGCACGATTACTGATTTGATTGTTGATAACATTATTAGGCACGTGTTCTGTAGTATTGACCCATTGGCCATCTTGCAGTACACGTTCCTGGATGATATCTTCGCCTGTGTAGTCTGTTCTATACAGTTTACTAGTTAGTTTAAGCATTTATCTCGTCTTCTCTATTAAACAATGTAAGTAGTCAATACTTTAATATTAGCATTCTGTGATGCAGTAGGTGTATAGAACAATCTCACAGTACCACTATCAATATTTGATTGGAATGTACCCGGTAACGTGCTGATTATTGCATAGGTAGCTACATTAGCGGTAGCCGTATCATGTGATAAGATAAGCTCAGCTGCCGACACACCACCACCATTCTTGACCTGTACAGTGTATCTAGCAGTGGTAAATGCTGATGTACTAAAACTGTCAAGCAACAACAGATCAGTAACTGCATTGAGAGCAGTTTGATCATAGACTGTTTTACCACGTAGTTGTAATCTGTCACCTGTTTCATTACCAATGTTGATATTACCGTTTGAATCACCTAATACTGTCAATGATCCATTGATCAGCACATCATTGGTAAATGTGACTTTACCATTAACACCGTCAACGCTGACTCGTACTGTTGGACTACTCGTACCTGCTGTGATATTAGCGTATGGAGCTGTGGATACGTCAAATACATTATATCCATTACCACTGGATAGCGATGATACTGTTGATGTCGTAATGAATACACGAGCATCAATAACGTCACCTGTAGCTGGAGCTTCTGTAAATGTCAGTGTGGTACCTGATATCGAATAAGCAGTAGTTGGAATCTGTATGACACCGTTGATTGCTACCATGGTAGCGGCAGTTGTTGAGCTTGAACTTAATGTAAATGCTGTTTGTACGCCATTACCGCTGAATGCGTTGGTAGTAACGATAGTAAACACGCTACCAGCGGTAGTGTAGGTACCTGGACTACCTGATTCTGTACAAAATTCCAAATTGGTTGTAGTTGTATTAAATCTTAACATACCAACAAGATCAACGTTGCCTGCTGATCCCGGACGCAGTGCTGAGGTACCAGTTGGTAACTGTATAGCACCTGTGCTGTCAAATTTCACCACGCAACCATCACTTGGTGTGGTATTACCTGTAGTACTGAACACTATGGCGTTCTTAGCAGCATTGGCTACGATTAAGGCATTGTTGCCTTGGCCTTTGACTTGGAATGTTTTGGCAGCCTGTGCGCTGTTGACCAATAGTCCATCACCGATGACCACGCTCTTGGTCACTGCGGCACCACCAAATGTTATCAGTGC